CAAACAACACAAGCGCCACAAGCAGTGTATTCACACTAGCCAGTAGCGGTGAGTTTTCGAGTGATATGCTGGCCTATTGCTGGAGCGAAATCAGCGGATTTTCTAAATTTGGCAGCTACACCGGAAATGGTTCAACAACAGGCCCGATAGTTACGACTGGTTTTAAGCCCGCATTTATTTTAATTAAGAATACTGATGGTACTGACCGTTGGACAATACAAGATATAGGCCGCAGTCCAACTAACCCTTCAACTGACACTCTTTCTCCAGGCTTGCTCAATGCAGAGTTAGCCAACGCTTTTGACTTAGATTTTTTAGACAATGGATTTCAGATTAAAAGCACCAACAGTGGGCACAATACGAGCGGGTCAAAATACCTTTTTGCAGCATTTGCGGCCAAGCCAAATAGCGCAGACATTGACAGCCTAATCGACACGCCGACGAACTACGACGCAGATTCCGGCAATAACGGTGGCAACTATGCAACCATGAATCCCTTAGATAATGGTGGCTTGACTCTTGCCAACGGCAACTTAGACGCTTCTACTTCCTCGGCAGGAAGTTGGCGTAACTGTCGCCACACGATTGGGATGCTGTCTGGTAAGTGGTATTGGGAGGTTGAATGTAAAAGTTCGACTTCTGGGCAAGGCTTGATGATTGGCATCCTTGATGCTGCTGGAAGTATCACCGACACTATTGGCAATAACAGTGGCGGTTATGCTTACAACGCTGCTGCGGGAAATAAATACAATAACGGTTCGGGATCCAGTTATGGAGCAGGTTTCGACAATGGCGACATCATTGGTGTTGCGTTTGACGCTGACGCTGGCTCGCTGACCTTTTACAAAAATGGCTCAAGTCAGGGTGTAGCTTTTTCAAGCATTACTTCAAAGACATATTTTCCAGCCGTTGCGATGACTGGAACAATGGTTGCATCTGTCAACCATGGCGCTCGTGCATTTGCGTACACGCCACCAACAGGTCATTTAAGTCTCTGCACGCAGAATTTGACGGACCCAACGATTGCCGATGGTTCGACGGCGTTTGATGCAAAGGTTTGGACTGGTAACGGCAGTTCGCAATCAATTTCTGGCTTGTCTTTTAGCCCGGATTTAGTTTGGATCAAGCAGCGTTCAACAGTAGAGCATCACGCGCTGTACGACGTTATCAGAGGCGCAACAAACCAGCTTTATTCCAACCTGACAAATGCTGAAACTACACAGTCAACCACAATGACTGCGTTTAATTCTGATGGTTTTAGCGTTGGATCTGATGACAAAGTTAATGAAAACAATCAGTCTCACGTTGGGTGGGTATGGGACGCTGGAACGTCAACGGCCAGCAACACTGACGGCAGCATCACTTCTAGTGTCCGCGCCAATGCGTCTGCTGGGTTTAGCATCGTAACTTTCTCTACAAATTCATCTAGCGGCAATGCCACCATCGGTCACGGCTTAAACGTTGCACCTAAGTTCGTCATTGTCAAGTCTAGAAATACAACCTACAACTGGGACATCTACCACGGTGGAATAAGCAATGCAAAGGATGGGCGGTTGATTTTTACAACAGCAGCCTTCACTACTGCTCAGGTTCCCTTTGGCGGCGTAGATCCTACCTCATCAGTATTTACATTCAGTCAATCCTTCTATGGAACAGGAATTAATTGCGTCGCCTACTGTTTTGCACCTGTCGCAGGCTATAGCGCGTTTGGTTCGTACACCGGCAACGGCAGCACGGATGGTACGTTTGTGTTTACCGGAATGCGTCCAGCGTTTGTAATAATTAAAAAAACATCAGGAACTTCAAACTGGTTTATTCACGACAGTGCTAGGTCTCCTTATAACGCTATAGAAGAAATCTTGTTTGCAAATTTAAGCAGTGCTGAAGATAGCACTTATGACTATATTGACTTTTTATCCAACGGATTTAAGCATAGATTCCAAAATACTGATTACAATACTTCTGGAGCTACATATGTATGGGCAGCATTTGCTGAGCATCCCTTCAAAACCGCCCGTGCGCGGTAACATCGACTTATCGCCCCAGATCCATGCCTTATCAACTTGGCGACCGCACACTGCAGCTTGATGTGCCTTGGGAGCACAACGGTGTTCAGTACCCAGCCAACTGGTTGCGGCTAAGCACTGAGCAAGATCGTGCAGAGCTTGGGATCACTTGGGTCGATAACAGCCCTACCTGGAATCAGAAGTTCTATTGGGGTTATGACGCTGACGGCAACCTGATTCCGAAGACCTACACCGACCTCAAGGCACTTTGGATCGCCAACACGAAGGACACTGCATACAAGCTGTTGCAGCCGTCTGATTATCTGTGGCCCAAGCTGCAAGACGAGAACAGCAGCTTTTCAGCAGCCAAGACTGCTTATGCAGCATCACCTTGGAGCACTTGGCGTTCCACGATCAGAACTGAGTGTGCTGCGATGGTGACTGCCATTGAGGCAACTGCTGAGGTTGGCGACACAGACCCTCATGCGGACTTTGGCAGAGTTGAAGCATTGCAGGAATACATCGAAGGCACCAGCTATAACGTGTGGACTGTTGCTCCTGACAACGCCCCAGAAGACGATGACGAGACCTGATCCAATGATTGCCGCTGCCCCTGGAGCGGAAGACGTTGAAGCGATGAACAACCGCGTTCAATGGTTAAACGAGCTGTATGTCTTTGACCGTCGAGATGATCCTGATCATCCAATGCGTGGTCTTTACACGGGTCTTGCCAAGAAGTATCAACAGTTTCGTGGCTGATGGCTAAGTCACTTAACGGTCAAAATTTTGTTCCTAGCAAACCAAAAAAGACTAGGCAGGGGAATGGATCACATTCAAAACCGTCACATGGACGGAAGAAGTATCGTGGACAAGGAAAACGCTAATCTTCTTTCCAATGATCAAACCATTCGCGATCGCTGTTTCTGGTGTTCTCGCTGGTTCAGCTGCCTTGGCAGGCCCTTATGCCAACGTGGAGAATAACGCTGGATACCAAGACGGGTATCTCGGCTCAACCACCGACATGCATGTTGGCTATGAAGGTGGTGATGGAACGTATGGTTACTACCTGCAAGGTGGTCCTGCCATTGTTTCACCTGATGGTGGTGACGTTGAAGTGGAACTGTCCGGCAAGATTGGCGGCAGTGTTCAAGCCACTGAGAACTTCGGCGTTTATGGCGAAATCAGCTTCATCACCACTGACAGCGAGCCTGTCATCGGCACCAAAATTGGTGCTAAGTGGAATTGGTGAGCTAGCCTGAGTTTGCGAAAACACGTTTTACCCCTTCCTGGTTTCACACAGCAGGAGGGGGTTTTTTCTTGCCATGCAAAAGCTTTTCAACGTGATGTCAGTGGCAGCATTCACAATGAGTGCTGGCATGGTTGTTGGATCGGTGCTGCTCTACACCCGAATCCCAGCGCTGACAAAGTATTACATGAGTGAGCTGACGTTGGAGATGACTAAGGTCATGACCAACATGATGCCTGGCAAGATTGATGAGGCTTTGCCAGAACTGCCTACAGAGACTGGCTTGCCGATTAAGTCACCATTTTAGTGTTGGCGGTTGGATCCTCATCGTGAGCTTCAGGTCCGAAGCCTTCAGCCTTGATTTTTGCCATATCAAGTTCTGGAGCGGGAGCCTGAGGTTTCTGTTCAAACGACGCAAGCCATTCACGTAAGGCGTCACCAGTTGGTGTGCCTTTCGGCCATTTGACAAATTTGAGTATTGCTTTTGGATCGGTAAACGGTCTGGCAGTTTTGCCACACAGAACGGTATAGACAACAGGCGGTCCTTCTCTTCTACGGTTACGCTCTATCCACAGCTGCCCTGCTGTAAATCGTTCTGATTTCATGCCTGAGATTCCTGAAATTGGGGTTCAACAGATCTCCATTCCAGAGATTCTTGAATGGCGTTCACTGCCACCACAGAGTATTCCAAATGAACCACCCATCACGTTGCAGCTTGGATTTCCAGTGGCGGATATTCCAGGCTGCGTGGAGACTCGAAGTTCGGCAGCTGGAAATGAACAGGTTTACACCGATGATCCACGTGGCAACTTGGTGGTCTGTGGGGCGGAAATGCCTTCATACAAGCCGCTGGATTTTACGCCCGGCACTCTGACTTACGACAGAGCTAAGCCACCAAGGATTAAGACAGACACGAAGAAAGCGGCTGGTGTCTCAAGCCAACCGCAACCCACCTCATCGCTGCCGGGTGGCGTTCCCGACATTCCAAACGTAGTTAAAGAATTGCCATGTCCTCCGCCTGACGCAATTCCTTTAGGTGCGAAGAACAAATCGCAAACCGCCGTCATCATTGGTTACGAAAGGATCGACGGTAAATGCGAGACGATCTATGAGCAGCTGGACGTACCAACGATCATCGGCAATTATCTTCCTGGTGCGCCTGCTGTGGCGACGACTGCGACGACAGTTGCGATTGCGACGACGGTTGCCATCTTCGTCAAACCGTTAGGCGACATTTTGCTCAAAGCGGTCAAGCCCATCGTCAAAAAGACGATTAAGAAGATCAAGGAGAAGCTGGGAAAGAAGGTGGTTGTTGAGTCTGTTTGGCAGCGCCGGAAGTATCAGCGGGCTTTGCGTAAATGATTTTATGTGTGTGGGGCGGTATTTCCGGCGGTGGATTAGTCACGACAACATCAGCGCAGATCGCTGAGAAAGGCGAGTCCGGGTGAAAGCTGACTCCATCTCTGATGAGGTCAGCGCAATTTTTGAGGCGTTTGATCTCGTAGACCATTCGCTCATTGGCAAGTTTGGCGTCTAGCAGTGCCACCTGCTTTTCTGCTGCTTTACGGCAAGTTCTGACGTGATGTCTGTCCAGCGGTATTGAGAAGGTGGCAGTGATTCCGCCATTGATCGAGAAATTCGTCTTTTGACCTGTGCGAACAGGTTTATAGAAAAGGACATTGCCCGGATTATCGGGCCTGCCATCTGGGACGGGATTGCCTTCCGGATCAAACGCGCCAACGAGATCGAGCGTGTCATAAACCGGTTCGTTGTAGTGCGATTCATACGGATCAGCCCAGCTGGTCGTAGAGCTAAGGAACGGGTTGATGTTCAACGTTGCGCCTTGGCAACTGATGCCACTGCCGTAAGTATTGGTGAACTGCGCTGACGGTACGACTTGCACTGCTTGGTTGGTGACTGAACCACTACTGTTTGCGACTGGAGCGGCAGTGCTTGAAACTTGTGCTTGTGCTGGAGCGGTAAGCAGCAAAAGCGTTGCTAGGACTCGCTTCATTGGGTGAAGGTGCTTAGCGTCTCCGTAATTGATTCAACGTCAGTTTCGCGATTGATGATTGTGTGCTCGGTAAGGCCAGGGCCTTGAAGCGTTTCGGCAAAAGAGAACGAAGCCGCTTTATTAACGATGCTCCACGATGGCTTTGACGCAGGATCAAGGCCACGCCAAACACTAGAAACACCATTGAGACTGTTGGTGGTTGTGACCAGACTCATTGGAGCGATTGGCCCATTTGGTGCGACGTTAGTCCCAGATGCTGTGTATTCATAGCCGGTTCTATAGCGATATGAGTTGATGACCTCAACGACTTTTGTTTTTGTGGTCGTCGTTGACTTGAGAGTGCCTTGCTGGAAGTTGGGAACAACTGGAACGGACTTAGCTTCTGGAGCGGCGAGTGCAATAACGCACAGGATGCCCCAAGAAATCCAAAGTCCTGTCCACATCACTTGATTGTGAGTTCTGAGGTCAGCTGTCCGATTGCCAAGGTGTTGGCTCCACCGGCAGTAATGGTCATGGTGCCATCTGAGGCGATGGTGCCTGCCAAGCTGCCTGCAGTACCTGCAGCAGTTGAAACGATGCTGCCAAAGTTTGCAACATCACCGGTCGTTATTGCAGATGTTGGAACGGCATCAGCTTGGGTGTAGCTCTGGCTAAAAGAGAATGCTTCGCCAGGTGTGTCTTGAGTGGCTGCAATCGTCCCTGGAGCGTAAACACCACTGGTGATTGTTCCAGCTGAAATGGTGTTGGCTGTGCTGCCGTCGGTCGTATCAACACCCGAGCCTGAGATGCTGAATGAACTGCCAATTCTGTCTGCACTTGTTACCGCACCACCAACCTGAAGAGAGATTGATGACATGATTTTGTGCGTCAAATCAGCACGGGCAGGTGAAGCAGCTGCCAATGTGATGCCCAATACCAAAAGTGTACGGATCATTTGATGCCAGCTTTGGTGTCTTTGTTATCGACAATAGTAGGTTTCTTGTTTCCATTCCCATTGCTCTTCCGCTCGATGCCAAATGAGGCCATAGCGCCAGTCAGGAGTGAAGCCACGAACGTGTTGTCCATTTTCATCTGAGGGAAAAAACCCAGATACGAGACAGTGAGGAGCGTGGCGCTCCAAACCAGCACAGCGCACTTGACGACATCAGCAACGCTGACGCCTTCCTTTTCGTGCTGATCTTCGGGATTGGAAGCCATAGCAGAACAGAGCTACTGTTACAGGGTAACGAAGTCAGGCAAATGCTTCTAATCCTCAAGCCGATTTTGATGACCGCTTGGAAATCGCGATCGTTTAAAGAGCTGATTGTGGCGATGTTAGAGAAGATCGTCGCAAGAACAGACAACGATTTGGATGACTTGGCAGTCAAGCATGTGCGTGAAATGCTGTTGCCTGACACAAGGATTGAAAAATAGGTGGCGTCCGGCATCATCCAACTGACCCTGCTGCTTTTGGTCATGGGGCTTGCTCTGCTTCCATTCTTTGAGTTTTTCCGTGGTACGCCCCATCAGCTGGCTGCAATTAAGGAGCTTGAGGAGTCAGTGCCAGAAGAGCTATTGGATGAGGATGCAGACTGGTTCCAAGCTTGGAAGGAAAGCGGATATGACCAGCAGATCTACATGCCGTACTTCAAGCAGCTCGATAACAAGACTGGAACGGGCTACCGAGAGTGTTTCAGCTCAGCAGCTGCCATGGTGGCGGCGTATTACAAGAAAGTTCAAACGGATGACGAATACAACAAGGTCCGCGCCAAATACGGAGATACCACGTCTGTAGAGGCTCAGCTAGCGGCATTGCGGAGTTTGGGATTAGAGGCTGAGTTCCGAAAGGACGGTGACGCTGACATGGTGGAGCTAGAGATTGAGAACGGCAGACCAGTGCTGGTTGGCTGGCTGCACGCCGGAAACATGCTTCTAGGCGAACCACCGATGTGCAATGGCTTGGGCTGTGGCCATTGGAGCGTAATCAGTGGTTATGCAGGCAAGAACAGCAACGATCCAGAGTGGATCATGCAGGATCCTCGTGGCTATCCCGAGATGGAGAAAGGCGGGCATAGCAATCCACATTTGGGGCGTAACGTCCGTGTGAGACAGGCTGCGTTTTACCAGCGTTGGCAAGCGGAAGGCCCTGGAACTGGGTGGGTGATCCTCGTTAATGAGTAATTTTTATTGGGTGTGGGCATATATCAGTGCTTTTTGGACCACGGTTGTCGTGCAATGCGCTAGGCCGGTGAACTGGGATCAGTGTTCACGGGTGAATGATTGGCTGGTGCCTTGGGTGCGAGACGTGACTGAGATGTACCAAAAAGGTGCGTATCACGCCGAGAAAGAGATTTTGAGGCAAGATCAGTAGGATTGATTTTTGCGTCCTTCGGATGGCAGTTCTGTGTGATTGGGAGATCTCGGCTCGATGCCGCAAAGGCAATATGGTCGTTCCATTCGATGAAGAGCTGTTGAATCCAGCGAGTCTTGATTTGCGGCTGGGTGACTACCTGATGGTGGAGAGCATCTATAGCCCTGATTTGGTGCGGATCAACATCGCGGACAAGACAGAGGATGACCCGTTCATGCTTCAGTCCGGCGAGTTTTGCTTGGCTGAGACACTTGAGCTGTTTAACCTGCCCAACGACATCAGCTGTCAATTTGTACTCAAGTCAAGCCGCGCACGATCTGGTCTTAATCACCTGCTTGCTGGCTGGTGCGATCCAGGCTGGCACGGAAGCAAGCTGACTCTTGAGTTGAAGAATGAGCGGCTGCATCATGCTTTGCCGCTTTGGCCTGGCCTGAAGATTGGTCAGATGGTGTTTCACGCGATGTCTAACGCTCCAATGAAGAGCTACGCGGAAACGGGTCATTACAACAACCACTTGACAGTCATGCCGTCCGTGGCATGAATTGATAAGAATCTTCAGGGCTATGGGCTGGGCAGACTGGATGGTCGTCAACCAAAGCCTTGAAGAGGAGTTGGAGTTGGAGCGGAACGTAAGAGACGTTCAGGGCTGTACGGACGAGAGTGCGCTTAGAGCGTTATGCGTGTCATTGGTGCGGACCAACTGGCATCAGGCCAAGCTGCTTAGGCAGGCAGTAGGTCACATTGGCGAACTGGATGCGTCGATGGTTGCGTCTGACTGATCAATCTTGGAACGGCGGTTCCTTGCTCTGCCTTCAAGCCTGGCGTCTACAGCGTCCTGCCATTTTTGTTTGTCGTTGACTAGAGCTTCGCAATAGGCTTTTTCTTCTGTGTGTTGCGCAAGATAGTCGTAGACCAGTTGGCGGATCAGAGCTGATGGTTTGATGCCTTGAGCGTTAGCCTCTTGCATAAAGAGTTCACCGCGAAAAGGCTCAAGTAAGACTTGGATATATACCCGGTTGCCGTGCTTTGTAGCCATCGGCTCTAAAATACTAAACGAATGTTACCATGTTATCGAGTCGTCAACCTTTTTCTTCCACGCAGTTGCTTGAGCAGAGCGTGCATTGGTGCGTTGACGACGAGAACCCTGTCTGACCTGTCTTGCTCCTTCTAGGAACATTGCAGCCCTTTGAAGGTCAGCTGTTGTCGCTAGTTGAATTGCTTTGTTGAGGCGCTCCATGATGATCTGACGCCCCGATTTCGGTTGCGGCATACCTCATCGCCCCAGCAAGTGTTTTGTGGAACGTTAGCGCGTAAGACTCAGTTAGCACAATCCATTCAACATTGTGCCGAAAGATTTGTACGTTCATTTGTCACAATTAAAGATGTGATGCAGTCTTTTGAACTCATGAATTGGCGTTGAAGTAAGAATGCTGACCTCTACATTGCAACGCAATGCGTTGATAACTTGTCGCTCCATGTAATCCATATTGGATTCATAAGTGACCTGTTCAACAGCGAGTGGCTTGTCGTCTAAATCAAATGTAGTGAAGCGCGTTATTGCTAACGGACAGTGTTCGTCAGCGATCTGGCAGTAATGCAGATGAACGTTTTTAGTCCCCATTGCTTGGGCTGAAGAGTTCGTTGAATACAGTGGCGACAAGGCTTTCAGCCTGTTGCCTATCCAGACCATAGCTGGA